GTCGTTTCACATGCGTTGTTGATAAACAGTTTGGTTAAGAAATTGACCAAAACTTGCTGTTGCCTAACAACTCGCGTTCCGTTATAATACCGGGATACAATGATACTAGTCCATCTGAGAAGATGGGACACGGATTCCACCATGACTCGTTCTTGACCTCGTAATCTGGCAGTGTGTTCCCAATGGGATTTATACTTTGCTGGATCAAACGAAACTGGTCTTGATTTATCACGATAAGATCGAAATCGTAGTTTAGTAACTTCGGATCGTTCGGAACGTTGGATGACCACCGAGTGTTCGCCAAAGCGATTAGCTCCTGGGTCAAAAGACGTACTAGATGTCTTGAAGGAGTGATTACGACTAGAACTGGTAAAAGGTTGTGCCGAAAAGCACTTAACATTGAATCTATAAAAAGACTCGTCGCTAATTCTCGCGCGTTCAACCGAGTTGGCTGTGGAAACACAGAAATGCAGACCGCTCCCAACCGGGGAGCCAATGTCGCTTTGATTGAAAGAGGATCGTCTAAGTTCATTACCGTATAAACCTGCTAAAACGCAGGTGAGTTCGTGAATGTATGTTGATTTCGCGGCTTTATTCAAGAATCCAGTAGCAGCTTGTAGCTGTTCGGGTCTTGTATTGCCTGAAGGAAAACGCCACGGATAGATACGACGGACTGTACCATCAGCTTCCTTCAATGCCCAACATCCGCAAGTTTCCTTGTGGTTTGCGTCTTGAGATGACGACTTCTTCTCATTAATTGAGATACCCAAATCAACAAGCACCTTACGGAAGGTTGCTTCCAAAAAAGAAGGGATGACTACGTCATCGCCGACAATGTTGATTGGTTGGTCTTTCATTAGATCAAAAATGTTCTCGATGTGTTCACGTGTTATACATGATTGGACAAAGGACATTCCTAGAGTGTCTGAGCAACGAGATTGCAAATCAGCTAACCTTTTATACTCATCTCCATGGAGATAGTCAAAATACGCAAGAGCTACACACATGTAAAGTGTTGTAGTAAGGAGCCCAACAGAGATAGAATCACCCATTAACTGTGTTGTCACAGGATATGTCCAGTCCCACCCGAAGTAACCAAAATCCTCTACAATGAATTTTGATCCTTTTTGCGTTTCCAGGAAGTCACGGAAGAAGTCTGGCAAAATAGTCTCATTGAGATTATTTGTCAAGCACGACGACCCACCTTCAAGGTCAAACAAAGAAACGGAATCAAAGTTGTCTATGAGTGTTTTGTGCGAAAGGGCTTGGTCGAATATATTTAATTGGTGATCAACTCCACGGGACTTCCACAACGAGACAAGGGTCTCACGGTATGTGGCTCCAACAATAGCGTTTCCAACATGAGTTATTGTGATTAATCGACTTGTTTGTGTATTTTTCGGTACACAGACGGTTTTAAGAATGGGCTTATGAACCAGTGGATATAGTCCAGGCATCTGAGTATCTTCTGATCCTACTGACCAACTACGAGAGTCGGCGAAATCGGTCTCCTTACGGAAGGCCTCATCGTAAAAATCGCGTATTGATGTCGGTAGATTCGGATCCCAAGTATTCAAATACGAATGTAAGTTGGCATGTGGAAAGACTTTATCTAAGGACGCTCCCGTTCCGGCATAACCCAGAGTCGCATAGCGCTCTATGTTACGCGAAAATTCATTCCAGAATTTACGGAGCTTAGTACCCACCTCAAGCGAGAATGGTCTAATTTTCTGCTGATATTCCACGAACTCGGTTTTGGCCTGTCGATCAGCTTTTCTTCGTAGTGCTTTAACGTTTACACGTTTAAAGAAAGCTAATGTTTGAAGAAGCAATTCGGCAGCATCTCTACTCCAGTCGTCACGTAAACACCCGTCTTCGTGAAAAATAGTGGTCATTAGCCCCGAGAACAATCTCGGATAAGCAGTGAGCTTTTTCGAACGAAAAACGAGCGAAGTAAAAACAAACTTCCGTGAGTTCAGACCGTTGACCACAGCTTTGTAAAACGAGCTGAGAGCAACGAGAGTGGAATCCAAAACCTCGTGGTTAGTATCTTTGATTGACGCGGTGTAAGACCGAATTCGGTCAAGTTTCAGACAGTCGTCAATGACGTCAAACTGAAATGAACAACGCATGAGAAGATCAATAGCGGCAGTTAGTTCCGTCATTTCTTGTGTTCCTCCAATTGGAGGGCGATGTCGTGTTTGCTACGGACCTGACTAAGGTCCCACGCTAACGACCG